CACAAAAGGTGATGCTGAAACTTATTATGTAAAATATGGAAGAGGAGATCTTCTCGATCCATATCACGCAGACAGGCTTACGTATAACAGGCCTTATTTTGATTTCAAAAAAGTTAAAAAAAATGTATTTGATTTGTATATAGAATATCTGAAATCTTCGAGTAGGATATTCCTTACTAGAGCCAGAAGGCTTATGATGGAGAACTAATATGAAACGTGGACCACTATCTAACGATGAGAAGTCTTACATAGAACAAAACTCCAATAAAACTGTAGCGTCTTTGTCTAAAAAGCTGAATAGATCAGAAACAATAGTTACTGGACATCTAGAAACTATTAAAGATGACGTAGATGCAACCACTATAACGCATAATCTATTTGCCCGAAAAAAGGAGAGAGGAGTGGTGGTAATGACAGAAGCGGCCTCAATAGTGTCAGATGAAAATAAAAACAAACGAAAAAATAAAGTAAATGTCTCTACCAGACATGAAGGATCAATACACAAGATTAAAGAGGACTGATATGCTTTGTACCAAACAAGACTCATATGTTCATAAACTCCTTATGGAAGATATAGAAATTCTCTGGAAATGCGCGCTGACAGACGGTCAAACTGTATGGTCAGATTATGACAGGCCCGGAGAAACGGGCTCTCCATGGGAGCGCCTTATGAATTTTTGTGAAGAAACTGGAGAATGTGTAACCAAGGTTCAAGTATTGGTTTTTGGCGCCCCTCAGGAAGTTTTGTTTGATAATCCCAACGGTTTGGACGGAGTGTTTGTAGTACGTGGCGTGTCTAAAGATATAAATATGGAAAGTGGAGCAGCTACTGCTTTTCAGCACTTGACAGCCGGCGTTTTAAATGATAACCTTGAAACTGTAGACGTTAGAAAATTTAGTTGGCCGCTGTGCGAATTCGAGGCACCCGTCCAAACTAGAAAATTGACCCCCGAAAACGTTAACCTAATGATTTTTAAAGATGGCTCAAAAAAGAAGCAAAGTAAGCAGGTTCAAGTCGCCCTCAACGGGTGAATATTGTGATGCTGCTCAGTACGCCGCTGAAATAATGTGTCAACGTAAATGCGAGAAAGATAACGAAGGCAGTCTGGCATATAAATTTTGGAACAAAAAACAAAAAAGGTCCTATCAAGGACAAATAGTTGCAGCTAGAAAGTTAATCAAAGAATTTGGTGAAGATGCCTTAATAAAATATATAAATTCCCCCAGAGGAAAGAACACCTATTCTCTGGGTTTTTTTAATCCACGTCCATTTGTTAAAAAAGAAGTGGCGTTTATGCGCCATCTTCTAGATCAACAGCCCAAGACTGAAGAAAATATTGTTAAAAAAATAGACAATACTTCTAAACCTCGTAAGGCCTTTGGTCAGACAAATCTGTTTTCTAAAATTAAAAGAGCTGAAAGGAGTGATGATGATTGTGGTAAAGAATAATCCATCCTTTAAAAAGGAAATTATTAAAAAGTATGGAAACGTGATATCGACAGGTAATCAGATCCTTGATCAACGAAAAGACTTCAAAGTTATATCTGTGGGACCATCTATAGATATCGCATTGGGAGGTGGGATTAAAGAGGGCTCTTGGATTATTTTGACGGGCGATCCTAAGTGTGGTAAAACAACTACAGCACTTCAAATTGCAGCTAACTGCCAAAAGGAAGAGCGCCCGATTATCTATTTAGATGCAGAAGGGCGTCTTAAAGAAATGAATTTGTTAGGCGTAGATGGTCTGGATAAAGAAAAAATTCATATTGTACACGCAGAAGACGAGCCATTAAGCGCTGAGGCATTTTTAGACATCACAGTTAAATTAGTAAGCGCTAAAGAAAACTATAGGTGCGTATGTATTATTGATTCTACTTCAGCCTTAATGCCTGAAAAAGAACTAGATGGAGATATGTCCCCCGGACGAGCAGGTCTTCCCAAGCTGCTATCTGTTTTCTGCAAAAAACTAGGGCAAATTGTACCAAAGCAACGGGCTACTATGATTATTATTACTCATTTTATTGCTAATACGTCAGGCTATGGCGCCCCACGAATGCCAGACTGCGGTAAAAAAATACAGTATCAAGCCGATACACGTATGGAAGTTAAGTCTATAGCCGCGTGGGAGCAAAGAGATCAACAAGTAGGACAGGCTATTAATTGGCGTATATTATGTTCTTCTATGGGTCCTCCGGGAGGAGAATGTCAAAGCTGGCTAAAATATGGACATGGTATAGATAAGATTCAAGAGCTTATTATTCTAGGACAAGACCTCGGTATGATAGGTAAAGCTGGTGCTTGGTTGACGTGTGAGTTTATGGCATCCCATTTAGAGCTTGTAAAAGAAATTAATCCAGAAGTCAATATTGAAGACATGGAGGCAGTTTTGAAATCAGTAAAAGTACAGGGTCAAGAAAAACTATATCAGTTCTTGGATAAGAATCCTAAGGTGGTTCATATATTAGAAAGCGAAATAAAGGAGATGCTTTAGAGTATGAAAGTAAAAGGTCTTGACGGTAAAGAATACAGCTGGACACCAGCCCGTAACCAAGCAAGGTCAAAAGAAAGATCTAACTTACACGATAAAGCAAAAAAACTTCTTGAAGAAATTTTTCCTTTTGATAGAATATTAGAGGAGGTTTCTCTTCCGGGATCTAAAACAAGTATACGAAAGTCTGTTTTGCGTGCTGACTTTGTTGTTCCAAATAGAAATCTAATTGTAGAAGTCCATGGAGAACAACACTTCAAATATAATTCGCATTTTTTTAAAAACAAGATGAACTTTTATAAAGCACAGGCTCGGGACAAAGATAAAGTTGAATGGTGTAATCTAAACGATATTACTTTTGTAGCACTAAAATATAATGAGGACATAGATGAGTGGCGAAGCAAAATTGAATGAATTTTTATCCAAGGTAGAAGACTGGATAACAATCAATAATATTGATATTACGAAAGAAAATTCTACGGCTGGTATTATATTAAATACAAGTGAAATGGAACTACGGGCATTGAGTGCTGAGGAGTGTCTAGAAAAGGCATATACATTATATTCTCATGCAGACTATTTACAAAGCATTTACAATAAACAAAGAATAATTTTAGATTGGGCTGACGATAGCATCTGGTATATAATATCTCCAATTGTTAATCAATATGGTGACAAGTATACTAAATGGCAAGAAAAATATTGGAACGCCGTGAGAGAAAATCCTCTAGCTTCTGAAATTATTAAAATAAAAACACATACCCATGCCAGACTTAGTTCCCTTATCGAAAAGGCTGATAATGCTAAAAGAATGGGAGATATATTACAAAACCTGTCTAAGAGGAGAACATAATGTCAGTAATTGACACAGCTAAGGAACTATTAAAAAAGGGAATGGAACTTAACGATCCTGAACTTATTAAGATGGCCAATACGTTACTAGCAACAGTTGAGACGCCACCAGAAGAGCCCAAAGAAGAAGATCCGCAGAAAGATTCTCTAGTAACACGAAATGAAGACAACTTTATCTCATCAATAACCGATGATAAAGACCTGCGATCTGCTAGTGCTACACCAGTTAATCAAGGTAAACGTAAGAATCTTTTTGTTGATGATAAAATTGAGGCTATGGATGTCACCACCCCATCCTACAAACCAACTGCAAGAGATAGAAAAAAAGCTAAAAGGGTAGAGCAAAAATGTGAAGAGTGTCGTAAAACAAGTATTGTTCCAGAAGCGCACGCGCGAGATTTTTTTGTGTGTGATAGTTGCCTCGTAAAAAGGAGAAGATAATTGCTTAATATTGATATTAAAAAACTTGATGATACAGCAATTGTGCCCACTAAAAATAATACAAGTGATGCTGGTTGGGATCTTTACTCCTTAGAGGATAGGGAGATAGAGCGTGGCCGCAGAGCTACCATTGCTACTGGAATTGCTATGTCAATCCCAGAAGGATATGTTGGCTTAATTTGGCCTCGGTCTGGTCTAGCTGTTAAACGAGGGGTTGCAATTTTTGCTGGCGTAATAGATTCAGGATACAGAGGTGAAATAAAAGTATGTCTTTATAATGCTTCCAATGATCCATTTCCTCTAAAGGTTAGTGCTGGAGATAGAATCGCCCAAATACTTTTTCAGGAAGTTCCAGACTTTTCTTTGACAGTGGTTGATTCTCTTGATATAACTGAGAGGGGAGGAGATGGCTTTGGTAGTTCTGGCAAATAGGGAGATGATATGTATAACTATCGAGCAAAATTAATTCGCTGTATTGACGGTGATACTGTCGAATTCGATGTAGATCTAGGGTTAAAGCTTACGGCACGTCTTCGTTGTAGGCTTATAGGTGTTAATACTCCTGAACGGGGACATGTAGATTACAAAACGGCTACCAATGAACTTAAAAAATTAATAGTAGCTAATATGGATGACCGTGGTAACGTGAATGTTCGAACATATAAAACAGGAAAGTATGGAAGATGGCTAGTTGAGATTGGTGAAAATGGCACTGTTAATAAGGCCATGGCTGAGAAGTGGCCGTGGCATGGACCATAGGAGATATAATGAAGATCAATTTGTTAAATGCTTTATATCTGATTGGCCTTGGTGTTTGTCTAGCAATGACGGTTTCAACATCCTCCACTCCTCCACAAAAAACCATAGAAAGTAAATTTGAAGAAATATATACTATCTTAACTAAGATGAATGAATACGAAAATTGCTTGGTGGATACACAACTAAGAAGTTTGCACTACGCAAAACCCCACACGGAAATGCAAAAGTTTTGTACGGAGTGTTACGATCTATGGGGTACTGAAGACAAACAAATTGTAGAAATTTCAGTAGAAAAACTAAATCAACTTCAGCAAATAAAAGAAGAGTCTACAGATTTGCCAGAAGAAAAGCTTTCTGTTGAAGAAGAGCTAGATTCTATAATTACGCTACTGAAAGGACACCGTTCATTTTTGTATATGATACGCAACTCTGAAGAAAGAACATATCACTATCTAAAAAGCCACACCCATGAAGGAGCTGGGGCCATTGAAAAATGCCCCGATTGTATGAAACTCAGAAGCAAACAGACAACAGAAACAACTTTTATTTCTAGACAAGAGTATGAGAAACTCATTAAAAAATAGGGGGATATATGCAATACGTTGTTTATATTACTTTACCAGATGGACAAGCCAAACATTTGAAAATAAAAGCAACGGATTGCAAACAAGCTGAACAAATAGCAAAGGATAAATATCCAAGTTCTGAAGTCGGTAGAATTTCAGCCGTCACACAAGAGCTTAATTATTTTAAAGCCATCAAAAAATGGAAAAAGTAAGCAAAAGAAATTTACAGGATCTAGCTGCCGAAAGGGCTGTACTGGCTGGTCTATGTCAATATGGCCTAGATGCCTTTTTGAATATTGATTTTATTGATACTGATCATTTTACTAATGAAATGAATCAGATCATTTTCAAATGTGTCAAGAAGGTAATCTCAGAAAGTAGTCATGTAGAACTAGCCTCTATTTTAGCGGCAGCTAACAATCTAAACCTGTATGAAAATATTAATAATAAAAATGAGATAGGATTTTTACGATCCCTTTTCAATTTTCCTATCCATAAAGATAATATTAGTATTCATGCGGCCAAAATAGCTAAGCTAAAACTAGCTAGAAATATTCAGCAGACTCTCAAGGTTTGTGAAAAACGCCTCAACACTATTAGTGGTGATGAGGATATAAATGATTTAATTACTATGGTAGAGTCGCCAATACTGGACGCTACCTCTGCAATATATGAATCATCTAGTCATCAACCAGAAATAATTGGTGACGAAGTAGAAGCATACATTCACCATCTCGCAGACAATCCTACCGATATGATTGGTATTAGTAGTGGTTTCTCAATTTACGATCAGGCTATAGGAGGCGGCTTTAGAAGAAAGTGCGTAGACCTTGTGGCCGCGCGACCAAAAGTTGGTAAGTCTATGTTTGGTGATGAAGTGGCTCTGCATGTGACACAGAATTTAGAGATCCCAGTGTTGATGTTAGACACGGAAATGTCTAAAGAAGATCATTTGAATAGAATGCTTGCTAATCTCAGTGGCGTAGACATCAATAGAATATCTACTGGAAAATTTGCAGAAAATGAGATAGACAAAAAAAAGATAGAGGAAGCCGCCGAAAAGCTTAAGGCTATACCTTATCATTATATTAGTATTGCGGGACAGCCTTTTGAAAATATCTTAGGGCTGATGCGTAAGTGGCTATATCAACACGTAGGAATAGACGAAAATGGTAGAACTAAAGACTGTTTAATAATATATGACTACCTTAAGCTAATGGGATCAGATGGTATTTCTAACTCCATGCAAGAATTCCAGTTGCTTGGTTTTCAGATTACCCAACTCCATAATTTTTGTGTTAAGCATGATGTGCCATGTTTAAGTTTTGTGCAATTGAATAGAGATGGTATAACTAAAGAGTCAACGGATGTAGTTTCTGGTTCTGATCGTTTGATTTGGCTATGTACAAGCTTTACTATATTCAAGATGAAATCAGATGAAGAGATAGCAGACGACCTCGAAGAAAATGGCAACAGAAAATTAGTGCCCGTAGTAGCACGTCATGGGGCTGGCCTAGATGATGGCGATTATATCAACATGAATATGTTCGGAAAGTATGGTAGAATAGAAGAAGGCAAAACACGTAATGAATTGAAAAAAGCCACCAAGAAAACTGATCGAGGATTTGAAACTGATGAAGATTACGAAGCCACAGATATCGCATCTGTCTAATCAGCTGTTTGATAGAGTGTCAGATCTATTAGACCATTTTGAAATAGAGCCCGTGGAACACCACAATAGGCTTGTCTTTCCATGTCCAATACATGGGGGAGATAATCCTGAAGGGTGTTCTATTTTTACAGATGGGGATGTCATCAAGGGAAATTGGAAATGTTGGACACGACAGTGTGAAGAGGATTTTGCTTCTAGCCTGTTGGGTTTTGTGCGTGGTGTATTAAATCATCGTCTTGATAAAGAAGTCAACCTGATAACGGCATTTGAATACTGCCTCAAATTTCTTGATACAAAAATTGAGAACCTAGAGACTTATAGTGAACCCCTAGAAATAAATAAAGAGTTGAAGTTGCTTGAGGTTTTTGAAAGAAAACCCCAACGTTTTTCACATCCTGTCAAACGAGAAGAGGTACGCAGAAGAATAAATATACCCGCTAAATATTATATTAACAGAGGATATTATCCAGAAACGCTTGATTTGTTTGATGTGGGACTTTGTTTAGAAAAAAATAGGCCAATGTCAGGAAGAATTGTTGTTCCAATCTACGATGAAGACTATAATTATGTTGGATGCGTTGGTAGATCAACATCTCCAGACATGCAGCCTAAGTGGTTACATAGTAAGGGCTTCCGAAAATCCTATCTTTACGGTTTAAACTTAGCTCTTGAGCACGTTAGAAAAACTGGTACCGTTATCTTAGTAGAAGGTCAAGGAGACGTATGGAAAATGCATGAGGCTGGTTTTCCAAATACGGTTGGAATCTTCGGAGCCAGCCTCACTGATGATCAATTGGTATTGTTAGAACAAAGTGGAGCACTAAATGTAGTGATTCTTACGGATTCTGATGAAGCGGGCGAGAAGGCAGCTGAACAAATAGCCGAAAAAGGCGGAAGAAGATTTAATTATTATCGTCCTAAGATCTCCGAAAAAGATGTTGGAGATATGACTATTGAGAAAATCAAAGAAGAACTTAGTGACCAAATCCAAGGAGCATCTCTATGAACAGAATTCTTGCTTTTGCTGGTACCAAACAGTCTGGCAAAAACACTTGCTGTAATTTTTTACATGGTTACCAACTGAGATCACACCATATTGTAGATAATTTTTCTATTACTGAAGATGGTGGATTGGCTGTAGACACAAAAACTATAGATGCCGAAGGTCATGAACAGCAAAACCAAGGCCTTCTGGATATTACTAGGAGTGACCTAGAATTTGCCGAGTGGGCGTCTAATAACATGTGGCCCTTTGTAAAGCATTATGCATTTGCTACCACCCTTAAGGAAATGTCTATAGCTTTATTTGGTTTGACCCGAATACAGTGTTACGGCACCGACAGACAAAAAAACACTATGATACCAATGAGGTGGGAAAATATGCCCGGATGCAAAAAGTCTTCCTCGGGACAAATGAGCGCTAGGGAATTTCTACAATATTTTGGTAGTGATATTTGTAGAACCATTAAGGAAAATATTTGGACAGATACCACAATAGACCAAATAGAAAGAGAAAACCCTTTAGTGGCAATCATCAGTGATTGTAGATTTCCAAATGAAGCAGAAGCGATTCAAAATGCTGGTGGTAAGGTAATTAAATTAACTAGACATAAAGACACAAAAGATAAACATACTAGTGAAACAGCCTTGGAAAACTGGGAAGATTGGGATGCTGTTATAGATAACCAGAATTTAAGTATCTATGAAACAAATGTAGAACTTGTAAAAACGTTAGATAGCTGGGGATGGTTGGGCAATGTAATACAAAAACCAGAACCAGAACCTAAAGTTAACAAAGAACTTGTAGGTGGAATCCATAAATTTAAAGAGAGCCCATGATAGTAACATACATTCGTAGTTCGTCCTACAACAATTATGATTATTGCCAAATGCAATATTTTATTACATATGTATTAGGTCATCAATCTATTTCTGGAAAAAAGGCCCAACTGGGCACCATTGTTCATAAGGTCATGGAATGCCTAGCCTCCTGTAAAAAAAGAATGCAGCGTAAAGAAAACAAACAGATGTCTATTACTGATGATGCCCTTGGAAAAATCCAGTTCTCTAAGAAACAACTTAGCACTAAGAAATTTGTTAATAATTTGTTGGATTTAAGTTATGACTACTACACTAGTACGTGTATTCATAATTATACAAATGCAGATTTTAACTTTTGCAAGAAATCAACTTGGGATGCCTTAGAATATAATGATGGACAATTTGATCCTCGCAATAGAAATGTCATTGCTAGTGAGCCTCAATTTGACATTCCCATAGAAGAAGATTGGGCTGAGTATTCTTATAAAATGCCAGACGGAAAAAAAATAAACGGAAGACTAGCCATCAAGGGAACTATTGATTTGGTTACACAAGTAGATGATAACACTATAGAAGTTATTGATTGGAAAACAGGACGTAGATTAAACTGGGCTACCGGAGAAGAAAAAACTTATGAGAAATTGATTGAAGATCCTCAATTACTATTGTATAATTACGCTATATCTAAGATGTTTCCACAATATGATCAAGCTATTATGTCTATATTTTATATTAGGGATGGGGGTCCGTTTAGTATGTGTTTTGATAGAAACGATCAAAATAAATTTTTATACATGCTAGGGAAAAGATTTCAACAAATACAAAAGAACGATAAGCCTCTTCCTATTTCAAAAAATCGCAACCACTGGAAGTGTACAAAATTATGTCATTTTTACAAAAACAAATGGCCCGGAACTAACAAATCAATGTGTCAGTATATTGAAGAAGAGCTGAAAGGAAGCAGTATGAAAGACACAGTTGGCAATTGCACTAAAAAGGATTTTAGTATTGGCCATTATGAAGCGCCGGGCTAACAGAAAAAGGAATGTAGTATGAGTCTTTTACGATTAGATAAATTAACGGATTCTACGGTACAAGATTTGTCTCCCTCATTTAATCATCTGCCTTCCACAGAACATAAGGATGGCAAATATAGATTGCGACGATATTCTGTGGTAGAACTCATGGTAGAACCTACAGCTATTAAAGCACTTCCTATTAATCAATTTATGCAGACAGACAAATATAATAACTTTCAAGGTAATGTTGAAAGAAAATTTGAAAATATTGATGAGAGTGCGCTCTATAGCGACGGCATGAAAGAGATAATTTATCAATTTAGAATGGTGAATTCTCTTCCTTATACTACTCTTGTTGAGATACATCAAATGCGTATTGTTACACTATATGAGGAAACCCCAATTTCTCCAGAAGGCGTACACCAAGATGGAAATGATTTCATAGCAACGGTAGGAATAGCAAGACATAACATAGAAGGCGGCCATCTTTTAGTTTATATGGAAAAAGACGAGGAACCCTTTATTTATTTGCCATTAGAGGCGGGATATATGGTAACAATGGACGATAAAAAATTATGGCATCATGGGCGTCCCATTAAATCTCTTGACCAAAATAGTGATGGTTATATGGATGTGTTTATTCTAACAACCAAGGTGGCTAATAAACTACTTGCATGGTAAACAAATGAATATTTTTTATTCTCAAATAGGACAGGACAAGTGGGTGCTAGATAGGCATGATAACAAAACTGGAGGATTTTTTGTTGACATAGGTGCTCATGATGGTATTGAGCTATCTAACACCTATACCTTGGAAAAAGATTTTGGTTGGTATGGAATATGTGTGGAAGCAAACCCAGAGTCATTTATAAAATTAAAAGAAAATAGAACATGCTCCTTAGAAAATTCTCCTGTGTTGGATACAAGCGGTATAACTGTACCATTTTATGCGCATGAGGAAGATCCGATGCTATCTGCGGTAGCTCCTTTTGGCTATGTAAAAGATTACGATAATAATTGTTTTCGTTACCCGCAGCACCATCTCACAACAATTAGCTTAAATAATTTATTGCAAAAACATGGAGCGCCTTCTACCATAGATTATATTAGTATAGATGTAGAAGGGTTTGAAAAAGAAATATTAGAAACATTTAATTTTACAGAATATGACATTAAATGCTGGACTGTAGAAGCAAATGGTCCCGATACAGAATTAATACTAGACATGTTTAAACATGAAAACTACACTACGGAATTAAGAAGTTGGGATATTTTTGTTTGGAGATAAATATGATTGAAATAGCAATTACAGAAAAAATGAAACAGCGGGCTTGGCGTAAGGCACGTAGTATGGGTAAACTAAAGAACTCCATAACTGCTGGCGACGGAAATATTGCTGGATTTTTAGGAGAAGAGGTTGCCAATGAGATAATCAATGGTATAGTATCAAATACTTACGACTACGATATTCTCTACGAAACAGCATCGAGTAAAATCAAATACGATGTCAAAACCAAAAGATGTACGAGTGAACCTAAACCATTTTACGAATGCAGCGTGGCTGCCTATAATACTAAGCAAGAGTGTGATAGGTATGCGTTTGTAAGGGTGGAATATAAAAGTGGAAAATGGGGGAGGGCTTGGTTATTAGGTTGGTTAGCAAAGGAGGATTATTTTAGGAGCGCGCACAAGTTGCGTAAGGGACAGACTGACCCATCAAATGGATTTAGGGTCAAGGCAAATTGTTATAACGTGGCTATTTCAGATCTTAAAAAGTTTAGAAAGAAAAAAGGAAAAATTAATGCCAACTAATAACTACGAAGCGCGCCAAATATTTGGTATAATTAATGAGTTTATTGATGTTGAGACGGCAAAAAAAATAACAACACGTCTTTATGAACAAGTAGGAAAGTATACAGAAAATGAATCATTGGCAGTTAGTTTAAAAATGCTTAAGAATTTATACGAGGATTGTTGAAGTGAACTGGGCTCCTCTCTGTATACACACGCACTACAGTCTTCTTCGGGGTTTTTGTAAGCCTGATGAAATCGTATCTAAATGTAAGGAGTATGGATATAAAGCGTGCGCTATTACTGACTATAAATCACTGTCGGGCGCCGTAAATTTTTATAAAGCGTGTCAAGCCGAGGATATTAAACCAATTATAGGATGTGATTTTGGCGACTTTAGTCTCTTAGCAAAAAACAAAGCGGGCTGGTTTGATCTGATAGAGCTAACCGGAACCATAGGTACAGACAATTTTAATACGACATTAGAGAAGATGACTAAAAAGGATAATCTGTATCGACTAGATTCACCACTACGAGAAAGAGAAATCTATTATGCCCAGAAAGAAGATGCTATTCTACAAAGAATATTACTATGCTCTGGGATGAAAACCACTCTATCTAAAGTAGAAAAGAAACTAGAAGGGGCTGACAGACGCTTCTTTGATTCAGATGAATTTTATCTCCCCTCTCCTGATGACTTTGAAAGTATGGGTATTGATGCAAATGAAATCAAAAAAGTGAACCAAGTAGTTGACCTCTGTGAAGAATATGATATCTTAAGGAAGCCGATGCTTCCTAAATTTGTATGTCCAGATGGTATGGAAGAAAACGATTATTTAACAGAGTTATGTAGAAAAGGGTGGAAACGTTTATTAATTCCACAAGGTAAAGTAAAAACAGATCAGGCTAAACAGGCCTACGTAGATAGAATAAAGAAGGAACTAGATGTCATATTTGGCGCAGATCTTTCAGGATATTTTCTTATTGTACAAGATATCATTAGACATATTGAATCAGAGGGTTGGCTCGCTGGTCCCGGTCGAGGATCAGCAGCTGGCTGTTTAATATCCTACCTTATAGGAATTACTAACGTAGATCCTATTGAATATAATTTGATTTTTGAAAGATTCTATAACGAAGGCAGAAACACCGAAGAATATATATCGCTACCTGATATTGATATTGATGTACCAGCTGAACACCGAGAAGAAGTAATAGATTATATTAAAAGAAAGTATGGCGAAGAGAAAGTGTCTCAGATGATCACATTTGGTAGACTACAAGGAAGAGCAGCCCTTAAGGAAGTACTAAGAATGCATGACGCCGTTTCATTTGCTGAAATGAATGAGATCACCAAGGGTATTCCTAACGAAGCAGATATTTCTGATCAGCTGGAAAGTATGGAAGAAAGGTCCATTATCAAATGGGCATTGTTAAACGAAGGAGACAATCTTAGAAAGTGGTGTAAGATCAACGAGGGAGCCCTAGAAGGCTCCTTAGCGCCACTTTTTGAACAAGCCATACGAATAGAGGGTACAAACAAATCTATGGGTAAACACGCTGCTGGTGTCATTATTTCTAAGGATCGCCTGAATTCTATTTGTCCTATGACACAGGATAAAAGCGGCAATATGATAGCTGCATTTGAAATGGGCGACTTGGAAAGTCAGGGACATGTTAAGTTTGATATATTAGGTATTGATCTATTAAGTAAAATTATGGAAATTAAGGAGTAGACATGAGAGACCACAACATCCTTAGGCAGGACTTTAAATCAGTTATTTATTATGGGTGCGCTCTAGAGTATAATAAGATCTCAGTGTGTGACCTAAGAAAGATGCTCCCAGAGTATAGAGATAGAAAAGACGGTATGTATCAAGTAGACGCAAGTAGCTCACAAGTAAAGTTCTCGAAAATATATAGAAATATTGATGATGCGTTAGATAAATTCTTTGAAATTGTAGAAGGGACATCCTAATGAACTATAGAGATATTATTGTCTTCGATTTTGAAACTGGTAGTCGTAATCCACTGATGACGCAACCTACTCAGATAGCAGCAATTGCCATCCATGCTAGAAAATTAACCCTTCAACCCGGAGGTGTTTTTAATAGTGAGATGAGGCCAATAGTAGATGAGGAAAAGGCTGTGGCGGCAGGTGTTGATCCGCTTGAAGATGAAGCTTTAACAATTACGCATAAGACAAGGGACAAACTAGCGAAAGCACCTCTCCCTAAGACAGTTTGGAAAAAATTTGGACAGTTCTGTGACAAATATAATTTCAGAAAATCTAGTTACACTGCGCCAATAGCCGCCGGATATAATATTATTGGATTTGATTTGCCTATAGTGCATCGAATGTGTGAAGAGCATGGGCCAACCGACACTAAGGGTAGACAAAAACTTTTTAATCCTATCTTTAAACTTGATTTGATGGACATGGTTTTTTCATGGACGGAAAACAATAAAGATGTAAAATCCTTAAACATGGATTACCTCCGTGAATATTTTGGCTTCCCAGAAGAATCAAAAGAGAAAGCTCACGATGCTCTTCAGGATGTTAAGGATACAGCTAACATTTTAATTAAATTTTTGAAGTTCCAAAGAAAGCTTGCAGAAAAAACCAAATTTGAAAAGGCTTTTGCAAATGGCGAATTTTACGTTTAACATGAACGATTTTCACGATGATAGGGTGTGGGATCTCATATGTGATGGTAGGACAAAGGGAGTATTTCAGCTAGAGTCGCAACTCGGACGTTCATGGGCTAGAAGGGTAGCCCCCCGAAATATTCAAGAACTAGCCGCTCTTATTTCACTAATCCGTCCCGGCTGTCTTAAAGCTTTTACGGATGATAAGTCTATGACGCAACATTATGTAGATAGAAAATCCAAAACTGATCCTGTAACATATCCACATGAATCTTTAGAACGCATCCTAGAAGAAACATATGGGGTGCTTGTTTATCAAGAGCAGTCCATGATGATAGCTCAAGAACTGGCAGGTTTTAGTCTAAAGGATGCCGACTCATTACGTAAGGCTATCGGAAAAAAGAAAGCTGGCTTGATGACAGAAGTCAAGAAGTCTTTTCTAGAAGGCTCAAAAAATAAAGGCACTGTTACTACGGCAGTCGCTGAAGAGATTTTTTCATGGATTGAAAAATCCAATCGTTATGCTTTCAACAAGTCCCACGCTGTTAGCTATGCTATCAATGCCTATTGGAGTGCATACTGTAAGTGCTATCGTCCCGTGAGATTTTTTAAGACTTACCTTAATCATGCAAAAAGAAAACCAGACCCCAAACAAGAAATTAAAGAGCTAGTGACTGATGCTAAAATGAATGATATTGAAGTATATCCTCCCCGTTTGAAGCATCTATATAAAAACTTTCAGTCTGTCTCAAAAACAATTTACTTTGGTATCAATAATGTTAAACATGTGGGCGAAGTAGAATGTGATAAGATAAACAAGTTTCTTCCTGAAACAGAAGAGATTTTGAACAAGACTATAGATGATTGGAATTGGCTTGATATTTTAAATAACTTATGTTCCATTTTGAATAAACAGGCTGTGGTGGCTTTGATTTCTGTAGGGGCTTTTAATGGTAAAAATAATAACAAGAACAGAAATGAAATGCTATATGAGTTTGACAGCTGGAAACAACTATCTGCAAGAGAACAAAAATATATCAAAGAGAATTATTCCAACCATGAGACTCTTATTCAATGTATAGGATATATGATCAATAATCTCAAGATTAATTCTAGAAGACTGATTACAGTAGTAGATATCAAAAACTCCCTAGAAAACCCATTTTATGATATCAAAGATGACCCCATATGGATTGCCGATACGGAAGAGAAATACATGGGATGCGCCTTAACTTGCGGTAAAACAGACTATGTTCAAAGCAACCTTGTAAATACTGTATGTAAAGATGTAGCTCTTGGGTACATGAAAGGCAAAGTAAATGTGGCTGTGCAGATTAATTCCTTAAGAGAATATAAGACTAAAAAGGGTAAAAATCCGGGACAACTTATGGCATTTTTATCAGTGGAAGATAGCTCTGGCGTACTAGATTCAGTCATCATATTCCCAGAAGACTACCAAAAAAACAAGGAATTTTTAGTCGAAGGTAACATGGTGATCCTAATGGGACAGACATCCAAGAAAGAAGATGGTGGAATTATTGTAAATAAAGTGTGCCAAATTTAAGAAGGGTCTATATAACATAGGAGCCCCCATACTTAATTTGGAGATCCCTATGAATAGATGCACTTTTGTCGGCAGGCTGGTAGCCGACCCCAGACTAAAAGAAGTAAATAATACCCACCTTGTAAGCTTTACTTTGGCTATTGAGGAACATAGAAAAGATAAAGACGGCACGAAAAAGAAAAGGGTGGATTTTCTAGAATTCGAGGCATGGGATAGTGGCGCCACCACTATTCATAAATACTGCAAAAAAGGGGACTTTATTGCCGTAGAAGCTATCGCCAGACAACAAAGATGGACAGTTGGTGAAGAAAAAAGACAAAAGGTAAACTTTAGAATAACCAATTTCAAAATCTTCAACAATAATAGAGAAGAAAATCTTAATGAAGAAGCGTAAAAAAATACTTTTTTGTACAGAGGCTTCTTTCTTGCCCACCGGATATTCTGTTTATAGCAAGGAGGTTATGTCTAGATTGCACTGTATGCCTGAATTCGAGGTAGCGGAATTAGCGTGTTATATAGACGATAACAACCCATCCATTCCAAGTGTGCCTTGGAAAATATATCCCAACCAACCACTCCAAAACGGTCCCGACTGGGGTACATATCAATCGTCCCCCTCTTTTCAGTTTGGAGAATACAAATTTAATTCTGTACTACTAGACTTTATGCCTGATTTTGTAGTAGACATTAGGGACTGGTGGATGATAGAATTTGAAGCGCGTTCTCCATTCAGAGATTTGTTTCACTGGTCCATTATGCCCACTGTAGATGCATTTCCACAAAATCCACAGTGGGTATCTACATATGCCAGTGCAAATGCCGTATTTACTTATTCAGAGTTTGGAAGAGATACACTTCTTGAGCAGTGTGACGACATAAAATATAAGGGCATTGCGTCTCCTTGTGCTAGTGCAAACTTTAAGCCCGTTACCAATAAGGTCCAACATAAGGAATCTATGGGTATCTCTGGAAATATATTCTTAATTGGTACTGTAATGAGAAACCAAAAAAGAAAACTTTACCCTGATTTATTTAGAGTCTTTAGAAAATTTTTAGATGAAACAAAGGCTATAGACACATATTTATATTGCCATACTTGTTATCCAGATGTAGGATGGGACATTCCAAGATTGCTTCAAGAATTTGACTTGACTCACAGAGTTCTATTTACCTACCAATGCAATTTGTGCCATGAGATACAACCCAACTTCTTTAAGGACTCATTTACATTTTGTAAAAAGTGTGGAAAATTTAGTAGTCACATGGCGGGCATAAATAACAAAGTAGAAGAGGATGATTTTTGTAAAATATATAACTTATTCGATATCTATATGCAATATGCTAATAGTGAGGGATTTGGGATGCCGCAACTGGAAGCGGCTCAATGTGGAGTTCCAGTTATGTCTGTAGAATATTCCGCAATGGAATCTGTAATAAATAACATTAAGGGAATAGCACTCAAGCCGCTCGCTTTAAATAGGGAGTGCGAAACAGGATGCTATAGGGCTGTACCCAATAACGCAGATACGATTGAGAAATTAATAGAACTATATTCTAACCTAGATGCGCTTCCTGCTATAGGAGCTAAAATAAGAGAAAACACATTAGCCCATTATAATTGGGATAAAACAGCGCATGTGTGGGCACAACATTTTCACGAAACAAAAACTTTAGACCATACACAAACTTGGTTATCGCCTCCTCAGATTTTTACACCTGCGACTACACCACCGCCTCAAGATATTAGTGCTACGGATCAAACAAATTATCTGTTTGAAAGGGTTCTAGGGAAGCCACAATGGATAGGTAATTTCTTATGGAAAAGAACGGTGAGGGATTTAACATATCAACGTATGGTAGAAAGTACACATAGAGATTTTTACTTTAATGAGTCTCACAATATAACATCCTCAGGAACGGCGGCTTCACAACCATTTAATATAGAAAAAGCCTACAAAAGCTTTTGCGATTTAAGAGAATCATTTAACATGTGGGAACAGACTAGACATGAAAATATTGTACGTCGGGAATTATAAAGACGGAACTGGATGGTCGAACGCTTGTATCAATAATATATTAGCTATTGATGCGGCTGGTATTGATGTTGTTCCTCGTGCTATTTCTTTTGACGAAATGTCTGATGATATTCCACAAAGAATTACAGAGTTAGAACAAAATGACACGACAGGATCTGATATCTGTATACAACATACATTACCACACCTCTATTCTTATAATTCAAAATATAAAAATATAGGGTTTTATGTGACAGAGACATCCAACTTTAGGGATTCATTGTGGCATAAATATATTAATATAATGGATGAAGCTTGGGTGCCAAATAAACAAATAGTGAAAGCTTCACAACAAAGTGGTGTAGATGTTCCCATTAAAATTATTCCCCACTCCTTGCCTATTGCGTCTTATAAAAATGTTCCTATCGGAGCACAAGTGGAAGAACTGCGAAGCACTTTTAATTTTGGCTTTATAGGAGAATTTGTTTCCAGAAAAAATATTGAGGCTTTGATTAAAGCTTTTCATTTGGAATTCCACCCGGCAGAACCCGTGAACTTATTTTTAAAAATAAATAGGCCAAATACTGACGCCAATGAATGCATGAAAACTTTTCAAGAATATGTTGCCCACATAAAAAGCGGCCTTAAACTTAGACAAAATTATAAAGAGGAAGTAGTGATTAGTGGTAGATTCAATAGAGTAGATTTGCTGTCTCTAATGAATCAATGTCACTGTTTCGTAATGCCTAGCTATGGAGAAGCTTGGTGTATACCAGCAATGGAAGCTATGGCTATGGGAATACCTGTAATATATACTAAAGGAACTGGGATGGATGATTTTTGTTCGGGAATCTCGGTTTCCTCAATAGAAGTGCCATGCTATAAGGCTATTGACACATTACCCAACTTATATACAGCTAATTCAAAGTGGCGCGAGATTAATGTAGAACAACTAGCCTTTGCTATGAGGTCTATGTATACAAAATATAAAGAGTCTCCTCTAGAATTTGAAAAAGAAAAATCTAAAGCTAGAAAGGCAGCCTCTAAGTATAGCCATAAAAAGGTAGGAAATATAATGAAAAGGATTCTCAATGACAGCTAAAGCTACATCGCAATCCATAAAGTCTATATTACGTAGAGCATCTCTGTCAGATATCGATCCTTTAAATATACTTACATTTTGTACTCATGAAAGATATGAACAGAATCTTTGTCAAACCGGACATAATTTTTATTCTGTTAAAGAAGGCAAACTATGGAACACAGATTATGCCAAAATTCCTTCTAATTATTTTCCCATATCAGAAGTTCCATTTCATATAAATTTTGATTTAGTTTTATGCCATACAAGCTGCAACAGAATAAATACTTCTTATCAACTACAAGATCTTTTGAATATACCTATTATACGCCACACTCATGTCCTTCCAGACATAAGATACGAAATGTCTTCGCAGATACAAGGATTCAACCAAATAGAAGTGACCCATGAAAGTTTTATATCTGCTTATAATCGTAATGCATGGGGGAAAAATGAATATAGTGCTTCCGTGATAGAACATGGCGTTGATTGTAATTTTTGGAAGCCAGACGATACAATAAAAAGAAATCCCGTTTGTTTATCGGTGGTAAACGACTGGCCTAATAGAGATTGGTGCTGCGGATGGAACTTATGGAATCAAGTGGTTAAACCTAGCAGTATTCCAGTTAAAGTATATGGTAATAATCCCGGCTTGTCAGAGGCTGCATCTTCATTACAAAAGCTGAGAACAGGATATCAGACTTCAGCAGTGTTCCTTAATACATCCCTCCATTCTCCCGTGCCCACAGCACTGATGGAGGCTATGGCATGTGGGTGCGCTATAGTTAGTACCAATAATTGTATGATACCAGATGTAATCACACATAATAAAAATGGCTTACTTAGCAATGACCCCCTTGAACTAAAGATTTTTTGTGAAAGATTATTGTTTGATCCCGATGAAGCCAAAAGATTGGGAGACGCAGCTAGGAAGACTATAGAAGAAGATTTTAACTTGAGTAAATTTATTAATTCTTGGAACTCAATGTTTCGAAGTGTTATTAAAAACTATGGGTAGATGTGAATTGTCTGATTAAAAGAGCAGCGACAATTCTAGCAACTACGCGAAGAAAATAAAATTATTAAGTACACTATACTGAAATAGAGGGTAGGAATTAAAATGAGAATTTATTTATCTAAGAGTCAACCATCAGACGCTTCTTATACATGGATTAGTGATTTAAATACCTTGGATCTTTTGGTGGAAGATTGTGAGGCTACAGAAATAATAGTTGATAATATTTTAGCTAATTTCAAATTTGAAGAAATAGGGGACGTAATAAAAAAAATCATGTCTAAAATGAGAATAGATTCACAAATTACATTTTATCAACTAGACTTTGACCTATTGTCCCATCAGTATAACAAAGGTTTAATCGGTATTCATGATGTAAACACATGTTTATTTGCAGGCAACTCTAAGTCCTCGGTATTTAATATGGTAGACATTTGCAATTTAATGTCTGACTATCTAAAAATAGAGTCTAAAGATTTTTCTAACGATAATTTTCAATGCATTGTAACCGCGAGGCGACCTAATGGTAGAAATGAAGTTTAGTTGCGATAAATGTGTTTTTGCAGAAATAGTACATGGATCAGGAGCATATGTGCAATCTGGATGTAAGATTGATCGTGTAGACAAAATTAATCCTGATCATCATGTAGAAACTAATGAAGACGGCAAAACGCATTTTGTGTCTAATAGATTTTGTAATACCTATAGGCCAACACCGTGGATCAAAGAACTCACTCTGGAAGAAAAATCCAACCTTAAAAAAACTGTATTTTCAGAAATCAAACCTATAGTAGGATTTTTTATTCTTTTTGACGATACACCACAAAATCCTTTAGAAAGCTTAGAGCGTACACTATTAGATATAAAGCATCAACTTGATCATAAGGCAAGATATGTTGTAGTATGTAATAAAAAAGTAGAATATAACCAAGAGATTCATAGTCTTTTTGTGAAGCATTTTGTGTTTGAGGAAACAGAATATAATATGGTATTAAACATGTATCAGCCTGACCCATGGTTAATGATAGAGAGTGCTTTTCGGCACGCAAAAAATGGTTGGATATATGTCACCACTAGCGGAGAAAGTATTGAACGAACATTAATGGAAAAAATACACCGCCGTATAAACATTGACATGAAAAGGTTGGTTGTAGTAGAACCTTATAAAGATATGAATGGACTTATTTTTCAGGCTGCTGCTTTTAATTTTGCAAAAACAGATACAGATACTGATGGTACTTTTATTGATAAACTAAAAAAGGTACCTACTGATGATCCAGATACTATAATTACTTGGAGTACATTTAATGAAAACTATGCTTCGCGAGGCGATCGGGTATGGATCGACGATAATGAATCCTAATGTTGCCATCATCATCAGCAATTATAATTATGGTGAGTATGTTTTAGGGGCTATTGATAGCGCATTAAATCAGACCTATCCAAATATACGTGTGTATGTGTTGGAAGATGGATCATCTGACGATTCATGGGATAAAATATCATCAATAACAGATGAAATCTCTGCCGAAGAAATGAACACTCCTTATTACACGGGGCCAATAGAAAGAAGACAAAAAGATAATCTGTATGCATATAAAACAAACAATTCTGGAGCAAGTACAGCAAGAAATATAGCTATGTGGGAAGCGTGGGAGTGGGCCGAAATATTTGGTATTTTAGACGCCGACGACATGTACAAGCCTCAAAAAGTAGAAGTTTTGATACAAAAACTGCTTGATGATAGTCAGGTAGGAGTTGCGTATGGTGACTATGAAACACACAGAACATATGGGCATACTAATTATATTAAACATGAATATAAATTACCATACGATAAAAGAGCATTAGAAAATGGGTGCATAGTACATAGCGGCTCCCTAATTAAGAAGGATTTTTTAGAACATATAATATTGAAAAATGGTGAATTTTTTGATAGCCAATTACATGGGCCAGCTAGTAAAGGTTTTATAGGTTGTATCGAAGATTATGATCTATGGCTAAGACTTTCAAATATATGTATGATCGTTCATGTTCCTGATCCGCTTTCTATTGTACGAGAAACCGGACAAAACCAGTCGATGAAAATGACTAATGAAGTTTTCCAAAACAATGTTGCATCTATAAGAGCGCGATGAGCAGATTTACACAAAAAATAAAAAAAGAATCAAACGGCTCCGTGTGTGTTGCTATCTTATCTGCTGGAGTAGGTAAAAGAATTAAATCATATGAGCCTAGAAGTCTCATTAAAATAGGGACCAGAACATTAATAGAACATCAAATATCAGTTCTTGAAAATGCCTTTTGTCATCCTGATATTATATTAGTCACTGGATATTCTACAAATAGAATTATAAGAAAAACCAAAAATAAAGTAAGGATAGTAGAAAATCAGATATACGATCAAACAACTTCTTCTGAAAGCTTAAGATTAGCTATCAACAACACAACTAGTAACAGTATGTTTTTTTTTCATGGAGATCTTTACTTCAATTTAAATACTCTTAGCGAACTTAAGTATGATAGGTCATTTTTAATAATTGATAATAAAAACCAAATCAGCAGTAAAGAGGTGGGATTGACGGTCGTTAATAAACGTGCCACCATCTTATCATATGGATTATCTACTAAGTGGTGTCAGATGGCTTATATTACTGGAAAAGAATTTGAAGCAATTAAAAATCTGTACTTGAGAGGAAATGAAACCATAAAAAAAATGTTACTATTTGAAATAATAAATTTGATAATATCAAAAGGTGGAAGTTTTATTTGTTATGAACCGGATAATATGTCCATATTAGAAATTGATTGTATGAGGGATCTATCGAATGAGAATTTTAATATCAAGTGATGGAAGACACGCCCATTTCTATCAAAGAATGGCATGGCTAAAGGCTTTTCGGACCATAGGAATAGAGGCATCAATATGGGACTGTAAAGCCGTATCACCCTTTGATGCTTTTGATTCTTTTGAGCCGGATATATTTATGGGCCAAGCATATAATCTTACACCCTCTTTGATTAAATGTATATACGAAAGACCACACTTAAAAGTGGGACTGCGAGCTGGCGATTGGGGCGATCATGAAAAACAAGTAGATAAATCGCAATTTAATATATTATATGCTACGGATCAAGAAAAGGAAGCGTTAGAAAAACTAAAAGAAGAAACAGGAAAGCCAGACTTTGTTCATATACACTATGATCAAGACGCTATGAACACTACGCATAACCACTGGAAAGACAACTTAGATATAGACACCTTATCATTGATGATGTGCGCTGATATTGATGAATACTATTATTCTTTTTTCCAAGACCATCTTGCATGTGATATTGGTTTTGTGGGTGGCTACTGGCCATACAAGTCGTTAGTAATTGATCAGTATTTATTACCCTTGTGTTTTCCAGTAGGCTATTACAATATTAAAATATTTGGAAATCAACCTTGGAGTGGTGTAAACCAGTATTGCGGAGTTATAGATGATTCCGATGTTAAAAACTTATTCGCTTCTGCAAAAATATCTCCCAATCTTAGTGAGCCTCATGCTCAAGAGTTTGGATTCGATGTAAACGAAAGAGTGTTTAAAATTTTATGCGCGGGAGGATTTTGTGTTTCTGATCATGTTGAATCTATAAATAAAATTTTTGGAGACACGGTTCCTACTGCTCGTTCTCGTGCAGAGTTTACTGATAAGATAGCCTATTATCTTCAAAACGAAAATGAAAAAAATGACTTAGCCAAAAAAGGTAAAGCAATATTGTTGGATGGCCATACAAACTTTCATAGAATTAGTAGTATATTGGAAGCATTTGGATATACTGAAGAAGCTAATGATATCATTAACAAATGGAATCGTACCAAAGAGGAATTAAATGCAACAAGATAGAATCTTAGTTACTGGAGCATATGGATTTTTAGGGAAAGCCGTTTGTGATGATCTAATAAGTAATGGATTTACAGATGTAATACCTTTGGCTGGAAAGTCCAAGTGGGATTTAACCAAACAGAAACAGGTAGACTATTTATTGTCAGAATTTAGACCAGATTATGTTGTACATTTGGCAGCAAGAGTGGGGGGAATTGGGGCTAATAAAGACAATCCGGGACTTTTTATGTATGAAAATTTGGCTATGGGTGTAAATTTGATTGAATCTTGTAGAAAATATGGTAAACTTAAAAGATTTGTTATGGTGGGTACTGTATGCGAATATCCCAAATTTACTCCTGTTCCCTTTAATGAGGATGATTTATGGAATGGATATCCAGAAGAGACAAATGCCCCCTACGGAATAGCCAAAAAAACCCTGATGGAGCTTTTAATTGCTTATAATAAACAATATAATTTTAACTCGGTGAATCTTGTGCCTGTTAATATGTACGGACCATACGATAATTTTGATCCAAAAAGCAGCCATGTGATTCCTGCTCTAATTCTGAAAATCCAAGAGGCTATAGATGGAAACAAAGACTCTGTTGTATGTTGGGGCACTGGTGATGCTTCTCGTGAGTTTTTATACGTTTATGATTGCGCGCAGGCAATAAGATTATCTATAGATAATGAACAGCTTGGTGCCGATCCAATCAATGTAGGTACTGGACAAGAAATCAAAATATCTGATTTGATACACCTCCTGTGTGACCTTATGGGATATAAGGGAAAAATAGAATGGGACACTTCTAAGCCAGACGGCCAACCTAGAAGATGCTTAGATATATCAAGATCAAAAAGACTATTAGGATATGAACCACAAATAAATTTAGAAGATGGCCTCAAAAAAACATTGGAATGGTGGTATGATTTCCGCAATCGTGTTTAGTAAAGATAGAGCCCTTCAGCTAGATCTTACACTAAATAGTATACAAAGAAATTTTAAACAAGTGTCTGAAATATTAGTTATATTTCAGGCATCTACGGAACATGTGCAATCTTATCAGATTTTACAGAAAGAATGTCTTGATACAAATTTTATATTACAAAACGAGGAAGATAGTGGAGGTTTATTTGGTGATATAGAAAAAACAATTTCCCACGCTTGTCAGGAATATATTTGTTTTTTAACGGATGATGATATTGTTTATAGCTCTGTGGCATTTAGCGCAAGCGTTTTAGATGGATTATTTCACAATCCATGTTCGTGTCTATCTCTAAGGCTAGGAAGTAATATTCGTAAACGAGACTATGGGGATGGGGTGTTACGGGATGATTGTATACCTCTTCGAGAACGAAATGATCCCTTTTTAACATGGAATCGTACTACAATTCCGGTGGGTGGTTATTGGTCATATCCCCTGTCAGTGGATGGTCACATTTTTAGAAAGCAAGACGCTAGACGGTTCGCTAAAGAATTGAATATATTGAATAATAGTGGTGCTTTTGAGTGGAAACAAACTCCCAATGAATTTGAAGCAAAACTACAGAGATTCTGGTTTGATATTCCTCCCCTTATGGCGTCCCTTAAGACTAGCTGTGTAGTAAATAGTCCAAACAATAGAGTACAAAACACAATTAAAAACCGACACGGTGACGAATTTTCTTATGATGCACAATTTTTAAATGAAAAGTTTTTAGGTGGCTACAGAATCAATCTTGATCATATTGATTTTCCAGAGATTGTATGCCCACACCAAGAATTAGATATATTGAAGGGTCTAATATGATTTTTAATTTGGTTGCCTTAATTAATAAATATAATATGCAGATTAAGGGTGTTCTCCACATAGGAGCATATACCGGAGAGGAGCTGGAACTTTATAGGACCGTAGGTCTATCTAATACTGTATTGTTTGAGCCACAAAAAGACCTGTTTAGAATAGTAAAGAATAAATGTATAGCTGCTGAAAACGTGCATAACGTAGCTCTTGGTAATGTAAATGATCAGTTAATGGACATGTATATATCTCATACAGAGGGAGGAATTAAAAATGGGTCAGGAGCATCCAGTTCATTACTGAAACCCAAGAAACATCTTATTGAACACCCTAATGTAAAATTTGTGAAAAAAGAGTCAGTGGAAGTTTATAAGTTAGATAATTTTATTTCTACTTTTGATATTGATATCAAAGAATATAATTTTATTAATGTGGACGTACAAGGATATGAACTAGAAGTTTTTAAAGGCGCAGAAAAATCATTGAAACATATAGATTATATTATAGCGGAAGTGAACAGAGATGAAGTATATGCCCAGTGTCCTCTTATCGGAGATATTGATAATTACCTCCAAGGTTTTGGCTTTACTAGAGAGCTTGTAGCGTGGCAATCAGAAAGCTGGGGAGACGCCTTTTATATGAAGGACGCCCAATGAATTTTTTTGATATGTGTGAAATAGAAACGTCTCTATTTGATAGGAATTACGCAGAAAAGAATGCCAATTGGCTTCTTATTAAAAAAATCTATGAAAAAAATATAGACCAAACCACACATGATAATCCTATACCAAAAATTATACATTTTATATGGCTTGGTGCGCCAATGCCAGAATGGTATGCTAAAAATATAGAAGACTGGAAGAATAAAAATCCAGACTTTGAAGTGAAAACATGGGGCAATGAAGAGGTAGAAGAATTTTTGCCAGAAATGAAGACTAAGACCCTATATTTGGCCTCTCCTAGTTGGGGTAACAAATCGGATATATTGAGGTATGAGATATTAAAAAAATATGGAGGCCTATATGTGGACGTAGACTTTCTATGTCTCTCATCAGAGTTTACTAGTATTCATGACAAGTGTTCTTTTTATGCGGGTATATGTTTGGAGAGATCAGTACAAATGAATAATGGTATTATGGCATCTTCTATTGACCATCCCATTCTAGACTTGTGTATTGAGCGTTGTACACTAGAAAATCCATGGAATATTGCCTGCGATCAAACTAAGGTGCTTTATCAAACTGGTCCGTGGGTACTTACTGAAAGTATTATAAACTACATAAGATCATGGTCATGGACTGCCCTAGACAATATTCTTATTTTTCCTTCTCAATCCTTTCATCCATTTCCAGCTAGATATAGAGATGAAGCAACGGAAGAACTCATTAAATCTTATCTAAAACCTTGGAGTTATGCGTGCCATTTGTGGCACGCTAGTTGGCAGCCGACCTCAAAGTATTACGTGGGAGACTTAATATGATGCCTGATTTTGCAATTCCCACTAATCATGAGAACCCTCCTTATAATACTACAATCTTTGAAGAATATTTTTATAATAGATTTAGTAAAGAACGTCCAGACACTTGTAAAGAGTATCTTCCCGTCTGCTGGACTAATTATTATGTTGCTAAAAACTATGGCAAAGACGATATGTCAGACCTACAGCTATATCTTGACTCTCTAGATAAAGACAAAGAATATTTTACTGTAGTTCAGTGGGACGACGGCATTCTTCATAATGTTAAAAACTTAGATCTATATTCATTTGCTAGTGGTGGCATGGGAGATTATGCATACCCATTAAATTGTATGCCACGACCAAACACAGTTTTTATCAAACCTCAACGAGAGTTGCTTTGTAGTTTTGTAGGAGCCATTAAGGGGCGACACGTAATTAGGCAAAAAATGCAATATTATTTTCATGAATACGACGATATTTTTATCAGTGAATGGATGGGTGTCACAGGTTTTGAAATTGCGATGAAAAGTTCTATATTTGCTTTATGCCCTAGAGGGTACGGAAAAACATCTTTTAGAATATGTGAGGCTCTTAATTATGGTACAATTCCTGTTTATATATACGATGAGCCTTGGATACCTTTTCATGATATGGTGGATTTTGAGTCGTATGGTGTATTGTGTAGTGCTAAAAAGCTTAGACATCTATATGGATATTTAAGTATGATGAGTCAAAACAAAATAAATGATATGCGTGACGCAGGTAGAAAGGTATATAAAAAATATTACTCTTATGAAGGATGTTATGATAGGATACTAGATAAACTCAACGAATGGAAAGACTAATGAATATATTATACGTTACTTCATCTGAAGGAGACTATCAAGAAGTGTCTATGCTGCATGGCTTACGAGAGGTTTTAGGTGATGATTGTATAGACTTTCCTAGAAAAAAAATTATGTATGGAGATTTTTCTGAATCTCCTAAGAACGAGCTTCATGGTTGGGGATTTAGCTTGTTAACATATCCTATTGAAGAGGTTTCTAATCGAAAAGTAGACGAGGTAGACTTTGTATTATATGGGGTAACAGATGCTTACGGGGTAACAAATATACCAGAAATAGACAGTCTTGCTAAACATGGTGTTTGGTATTTAGATGGTCATGACCACAATACAATTTCTAAAATCCCTTGTTTTAAAAGAGAATTATTTAAAGAGTCTGAAGATGTATATCCCACCGGATTTGGTATTCCTTCTCACCGAATTCGTCCAATGTTATTTAATAATAAACAGCAAGTTATACAAAAAACAGCTCCTCCTTACGCTGTATTTGGTCCCCAAATTTTAGGACCAGCAGCCCGACAATTTTATGTTTTTAGCGACGAAACCAACTATTATAATGATATGGCATCGTCTTGGTTTGGCTTAACATGCAAGAAAGGAGGGTGGGACTCCCTGCGTCATTATGAAATATTAGCTAGTGGAGCTTGTCTATTGTTTAGGGATTATGATCAAAAGCCACCTTTGTGTGCTCCACAAAATTTACCTTGTTTTTCCTATAGTAGTCTTGATGAGCTAGAAAAACTTATCAATAGACTTTTGGTGAAGAACTCACCAACCAAAGAATATATAGATATGGTTTGTAAACAGCGTGAGTGGTTATTACAGAATGGAACTACAAAAATGAGAGCTACCCAGCTTGTTCAAACGCTTGAAAGGTTTGTATAATGAAAACAGCTTTGTGTTTGTCTGGACAAATTAGGAGCTTCCATATGGTTAAAGAAGGAACAAACTCCTAGCTCAGTTGTAGTTGTTTTTGGTAAACCGAATAACGGAAAGTTTGCGTCCGACTGGGGTAAAGAACCTTTTGATTGTTATGGAATTTGTACAGATTATCCCAATCTATATTGAGGCAAAATGAAATACATTGACATAACACCTGATAATAATCTAGAAAAAAGGTTTTTTTCTGAAATATCTTCGCATCTTAATGTAGATATTACAGTAGTAGCCAAAAACTTTGGAGATGCTCTTCCAGATACTGAAGAAGAAAAAATAATTTTAATGAATGCTGATGAATCATATAGAATTCCAGAAGAAATAAATGATCCATCTGTTAAATTAATATTTAAGCAATACTGTTATGAAGGACAACATCCCAAGTTAAGACCGTTACCGCTTGGTCCATCTAAAGATTTTGTAGTTACAGAAAAAAATATTCTAGAAAGAAATTTTGACGTTTCCTTTGTGGGACAACTAGCAAACAATAGGTTCGATTTGTATAAAGAGATACCACAATTTTTAATGGATGATTCTATCAATTCTTTTTTTGGCTTCTATCAAGGCTTCAACAGGGGTCTGGATTGTGAATCCTATTCAAAGATATTGTGTGATACAAAGATAGCTATTTGTCCTCATGGAACAGCAAGTCCAGAATCATTTAGATTTTTTGAAGCTTGTGCCGCTTCTTGTGTGATACTTACGGTGTCACAGCCAGATAATTGGGTTTATAAAAATGCTCCCTATATACCTCTTCAAAATGTTTACCAAATAGTAAAAACAATACTAACAAATCCTGATAAACTTAGGACCATTAGTGAAGCAACTAGAAGATATTATAGAGATATATCCCCAAAAGCAGTTAGCCAGTATATAGAAGGAGAAATCAATGGATGTGGGAGTAATAGGTAGGGGTTTTGTGGGGGGAGCTATATATAAATTTTTGTCAGACTCCTCTCACACTACGTATTCATATGATATAACAGACGATTTAGATATTAACGATGGTTATCTAAATATAATTGAAAATTGCGAAATAATTTATTTATGCCTCCCAACTCCCATGGACAAGGAGGGACGATGCTATATAGACATTGTTGAAAACTCCTTGTCATTATTAGATAGATATGCAACACAACTATCTGTTAAACCAATCATTTTAATTAAGTCTACTTTAGTGCCGGGGAGCACTTACCGTTTTCAACTGCGGTTTGATAGTTTGACTATTGTAGCAAATCCCGAATTCTTAACAGAACGAAATGCAGAAGAAGACTTTAGAAACTCTACTCGACATATCCTTGGAATTCCCTTAAACAATGATATTTTAGGGCGTAGGCTAGAAAACTACTATAGGGCGATGTGGCCCAATGCCGAAGTTATTAAAGTGTCTCCAACCGAAGCAGAACTTATTAAGTATCTTATAAACTCCTATCTTTCTGTGCGTGTAGGATTTGCTAATCATATGTTTGAAATTTGTTCAGCGCTAAATATAGATTATAATAACCTGATAGAAATTGTTCATCACTCTGACTCCCGACTAGGTAGTTCTCACTGGAAGGTTCCGGGACCAGACGGAAAATTTGGCTTTGGCGGCTCATGTTTTCCAAAAGATTTAAGCGGTTTAATAAAGCTGCTAGAGGATAAAATTTTAGATACGTCTATCTTGAAAGCCACTCAAGAATACAATTCAAGAATTAGGAATGAATAATGTTTTCTAGAAATCCACATAATCCTTCTCCAAAATATTTAGAAAAAGATATCACCATCTGCTTACACGCCGGATCTGATTCTAAGGTTGTAGAAAATCAGATGCAAAAATTAGAGCCATTAAATAATGAATTTAATATACACTGGAACAATAGAATTGACAGAAGACCAGAAGCATATGATTCATATTCAGAATTAATGAATGAAGCTGTAGCAACTTCTCCAACTGAAACTGTTATTTTGGTCAATGACAGAGTAATTCCAAATCCAGAAGAAATTACTTTTATGCTACAACTTCTACATAGGGGCTATGCAGTAGTGGGACAATGGAATGTAGCCTTTTTAGCTCTTACTAAAGAAGTCTTTAGAAAAATAGGATGGTTTGATCAGAGATTTTATGGAGGAGGATGCGAAGACGATGATTTCGTATTACGTTTAAGATTAGCCAATTTAGCCTATTATGAATCATTATCATGTGAATATGATCAAACATGGAAAAGCCCTCTTTTAAAAGAAGATGGTGCTAAATGTGCTATATCGGGTCCTTTTTTTCACAAAAAATGGCAACAGACTCCCCATGAAATTAAAAGGGTTATACCAGAAGAAAGTTATCCACAATGGGATAATATAATAGGAGACTCAAGGCCAGACATTAGTGAGTCTTGGTTTGATTGGACACATTCTATAATTGGAATTGACTTTGGAAGAAGATCAACTGACGGTGATTCACGCACATACCACTTTATACTGTCAGACTATAAGACAGAATACAGAAAGGTTACTTCGGTATGAAAATATTATTTTGTGCCTATAGAAACTGGGCCTTAAACGTATATAACTCTATACGCTCTAAATGTCCTCATGTATCACTTGTAACAACTACTAAACAATTTGATGAAATTACTCAAACAAATTCTTTTGATGTCACTATATTGTTGGGGTGGAGTTGGATTGTATCTGACGAATATGTGTCTTCAAACTATACAATAGTGGCACATCCATCAGATCTACCAAATTATGCTGGAGGCTCTCCAATACAAAACCAGATTATAGACGGACTAGAGAAGAGTAAGGTTACGTTATTCAAGGCTACAGCCCAAACAGACGGAGGGCCTATCCTCTATAAAGAAAACATTAGTTTACGTGGAAATCTTCAAGATGTTTTTTATCACATAGAGCACGCCACCACGTCTTTGTTAATAAAATTTTTCAATCACTATCCCAACATACCGGAAACCAAACAAATAAGCCATGACACTAAAAAACGTCGTACTCCTAAAATGAGTGAAATAAAATTAGAAGATTTTACAAATATGACAGCTAAAGAACTCTATAATAAAATTAGATGTCTACAAAATCCCTATCCTAATGCATTTGTATCTTGTAAAAACAATACAATTCTATATTTAACGGGAGCCAAATTATGAAACAAATGATAATTTCTCCTCATGTAGACGATGAAGTCTTAGGGTGTGGGGGAATTTTGAGTAGTGATACGTTTGTGTTGCATTGTGGGCTCGCAGAAAACCAACAGCACGGCCATGTAGCTTTAACAAGGGCGGAAAGGGTAGAAGAGTTTCATAGGGTTGTGCAAGAAATAGACTTTTCTTTTCATCTATTGCATCACCCAGTTAATAGATATAACGCAAGCGATTTGATTCCAGATATTGAATTATACATTAATAAAATACAGCCTGATAAAATATATATTCCACATCCTTCATACAACCAAGACCATCGGGCTGTCTATGAGGCGTGTTTGACAGCTTTGAGACCGCATGATATCAACTTTTTTGTTAAAAAGGTCCTCATATATGAACAGCCTCATGTGGTATTTTGGAATCATAATTATAAAACATTTAACCCCAACCATTTCGTTAAAATCGACATAGATAAAAAGCTTCATTTATATTCTCTTATTGAGACACAGGTGAGATCTTTTAGGAGTGCGGATCATATCAAAGCAATTGCTAGAGTGAGGGGTGGACAAAGCGGGTGTGACCATGCTGAGGCATTTGAAATAATTAGATGGGTAGATTAATGATAGAAAACAAAAAAATATTTATCACAGGAGGCGCAGGCTTCCTTGGTAAAAATATTATAAGCAGATATTACGACAAGAACGAAATTACCGTTTTTAGTAGAGATGAAGCTAAACATTATTATTTATCTAAAATGTACCCCAAAGTTAAATTTATTATTGGTGATGTGAGAAACCAAACTTTATTGACACGGTCTTGTGCCGGACACAATATAGCAATATTTGCTGCTAGTTTAAAACAAATTGATGCATGTAGTAACAATATAGAAGAAGCACTTCAGACTATTGTACATGGGGCAATCAATAGTAAAAGGGCTGCTATAGGTAATAAGTTTGAAGCTGCCTGTTTTATCAGTACAGATAAAAGTCGAGCCGCCACTACAATATACGGTTCATTAAAATATGTAGCGGGAGAATCTTTTATACTAAATAATGACAACATAAAAACCAAGTTAAGTACAGCTATATACGGAAATGTAATGAATTCCACGGGCAGTCTGATTCCGCTTATATGGAATGCGATTGAAAATCAGATTACTCTTACTCTCTATGAAGAACACATGACGCGATTTATGATTAGTGTAGAAGAAGCTGTTGATATTGTTGAAAACGCCTTGAGTCTAGAAAACGTAAACGTGGTTCCCAATCTAAAAAGCTTTCGTGTTAAAGATATTTTTAGTATATATGAAAAAATGTTTGGTTTAAAGTATACTATTGGAAAGCCTAGAGTAAATGAGAAAATACATGAAATCATGGCTTCCTCAGAAGAGATACCAAGAATGAAATATTTAGAAAACTTTGATTGTTATATCATGCACCCACTTAAAACGTATAATGAGGTTTCGTTTAAAGGGGGAGAATATAATTCCATGAATAATGTAGTGACTCCACAGGAACTAAAAAATATATTGGCAAAACAGGATTTTTATAAATGAACCTTCTAGTTTTAGGCCATAAAGGGATGTTAGGTACCGCAGTTACAAAATATTATAATGAGTACAGCTGGACATTAAACACTATTGACTACCGCTGGCCTTCTCAAATATTTAAGGAGACTATACGCAATTTTAAAGGTGATCTATTGATTAACTGTATAGGCGCTATTCCACAAAAAACAGCAGACTTTACAATTAATTATGAGCTACCCCAATTTATTATGAATAATCTCCCGTCTAAAGTAAAATATATACATCCTGATACCGACTGCGTGTTTGATGGACAGCTGCCTATAGGAAAACTGTATGGTAAATATAAACAAAGTAACGCTTTAGATGTATATGGTATCAGTAAATCTTCTATATTACACTTTAAAACAAAAACCAATCTAAAAATCATAAGGTCCTCTATTATAGGTATAGATAAGTATAATAAGTCACTTTTGTCATGGTTCCTATCGCAAACAGAATGTGTTAATGGGTATATTAACCATTACTGGAACGGCATAACAGTACTCCAATGGGCCAAAATTTCCCAGATGATATTTGCAAATTGGGATGATTATGAATACATAACGCAAATTGGCACAACACCTATAAGCAAATACGATTTACTCTATTTAATTAAGGATGTCTTCCATAAACAAATAAATATAATTGAAACCACACACCAGAAAGACATTAATAGATGTCTACAAAGTGATTTGGAGGTAGCCCACATTAAAGAACAATTAAAGGAGCTGCGAAATAAATGAATACCATAGAATATATATATTATAATTACGTAAAACTACAACCAAATTATTTTGAAAAATACAAAAAGGTACCAAAGTATACCGGAACAAAAGAAAAGGGAGTGTGGAATAAATATAACGGATGGAAAGGTCATGATTTTCCAAGAGTTTGGTGTATATTGGATTTTATAGAATGGACCAGTCAGATAGAGTTGTCTGGTCATATTGGGGTTACAGATGATGAAGATCCCGAATTGGAATTCATTGAAGACAGGTTTGATAAAAAAACAATATTACAATACCCCCCACACGATCTACATCAAGAAATTCAAGTGGATGAAAAATTCGACTTTTTCTTATTTAGTCAAACAATTGAACACCTATACAATCCTCAATTAGCCGTTCGGAACATTAAAAATGTTATGAATCCTTCTGGGTTGGTGTTTACAAGTGTTCCAACAATAAATATTCCTCATATGACACCCACTCATTTTGGTGGATTCACACCAATGGGGCTGGCTGTTTTATTTGTATTAAACGGTTTTGAGATATTGAAAATGGGACAGTGGGGAAATTATGACTATATCTGTAAAATTTTTCAAAACCATACGTGGCCCGATTTTTACGAACTATCAAATGAAAGCGGGTCAGTAACTAATGAAGAAAACAACTGTTGTCAATGTTGGATTTTAGCGAGGGCTGTATAATGAAAAAAGTATTTTTTTGTATGGCAGAATACCCACCGCCTCAGCAAGAGTTTTTTGTACGTTTTATGTCAAAAGCGAACCAGAAATACTCGGATATCCATGGATTTGAATACGTAGAAATATTAAAACTTCCAAGAGAAAAAGACGGTAATTTTTGGAGAGGAAATCCTACATGGTTAAAACATAAACTGGTTCACGACTGGATTGAAGAGGGATTTGTTAAAGATGGAGACATAGTGTCACATATAGATGCTGATATAGCAATTGCTAACTTTAGTCAGCCGTTCCAGCCGATCAAGGGAAAATCTTTTGGATATGCTATTGATTCGTGCAATACCCATTGTATGGGAGCCTATACAATAAGAGTTAATGATTGGTCTCGAAACATGTTAAGGAATATGTTAAATGAGGATTTTTATCAGAGAATGAAACATAATTCTGCGCCCGAACACACGAATCCTATAACTGGACAGCCCAATTGGGAACTTTTTAGGGAGCAGGCGTCTTGGTATACTATGACAGGATTACCCCTACATAGCTGGACCCCTTTTGCCAAATTGCCAAATTATGGATTTCATATGAATAAGTCGTCTGAAATAATCTACTCCATAGATGATCTCCTTGAAAATGTGCAAATTTTTCCAACAGAATGGAACGTAACACATATATGTGAGGAAGATGGAGAAAACAGATTCTATATTAATCCCACTCCAAAGGAAAATACTATACTCAGGCATTTTGCCGCCGGTCGACAATGGAGAAAGGAGTATTTCAATGGAACTAATTAATAAACAAACATATATATCTGCATGTACCTCTAATCAAATAGTGTATTCGGATGAATCAAATTACAAGGATATTTGTAAAGAGCTTAGGTCTAATACTGACACAAATTTTGTGCTAATTACTCACTGTGAACACGATAATATCATAGAGCCTATTAATATGCCTAGAAATATTACCAAGTGGTTTGTAAGTGATCTGAATCTTGAGCATCACAAAAAAGAATCAATTCCGAGGGGTATCGAAAATGGACCAGTTGGGTGTATATTACCACAGGTGGCACATAGAAATATTGGTATTTTTGATGATGAAACAGAAGAAAAACAAAAAATAATGTCTACTATACAAAAATCTATTCCTTGTTTACCCATAACAAAACATGAAACCACTTTGAGTTACGTGGGCCTAGCAAGCTTTATGGTATCTACTGTTGAGGTAGAAACTTATACAATATTAATAGCAAACGGAATATCAATTGTAAATAATAAGAAAATATGTGATATGTATCATGATGCTCCTGTTTTATTTGTTGAAAAATGGGAAGACATAAATAAATCAATATTACATCAAACTAAAGCTGTATTTAAAAATAAACCATTTCAAATGAACACTTTAACTCCCGAATACTGGAGACAAAAGATATGGAAGGCCGCCGAACATTAGGTGCTATAGTTAATAATTTAGGTCCATCTCAAATGTCATTCTATATGATAAAAGAATTTAATAAATTAGCTACAGATCTAGAAATGAGTGCAAGTTGTTACTATAATAATCTAGCGGCGCCCGTATATGACTCCCTTTTTGCCTGTATGAATATCTATAGTCTAGCTAATTTTCATGGATTTGCAATTTCAACAGATTTAGAATCAACACAGATATTGTTAAATTCTAACAACAATTCTAAAAAATATTTCTATGTTTGGGATCTAGAGTGGATACGGAAACCAATCAGTTTTAATATAGCTTCTTCCCTATTTAGAGACGAACGAATCAGTATTCTAGCTCGTAGTAATTCCCATAAAGACGCCATAGAAAATATGTGCAATAAGCCGGTAAGGGGCATCGTGGACGACTGGAACTTGGATCAAATAAAAAGTATTATTTCTTTTGATGAAGGATTGTCATGAAATATCTAGTAACTGGAGGAGCTGGATTTATAGGAAGTAATCTCGTTGATTTTCTGATTATGGGAAGACATGAAGTTGTCGTTATGGATAATGAATCCGCAGTATCCAATGAACAATTTTATTGGAATCCTGAATGTATAGAAGCTAAAATTGATATCTGTGACTATGATCAAATGCAGGGGTGGTTTAGGGGTGTTAATTGTGTGTTTCATATGGCTGCGGAATCACGAATACAGCCAGCTATAGAAAACCCCACTAAAGCAGCCCAAACTAATGTGGTAGGCACTTGTAATGTCCTTCAGGCGGCACGTACACATAATGTAGAAAGGGTAATATATTCATCTACTTCGTCGGCATATGGACTAAAAAACATACCTCCTCTCACAGAAGAAATGTCTAATGATTGCTTAAATCCTTACTCTGTCACAAAGGTCGCTGGTGAAGAACTATGTAAAATGTATTACCAAATGTTCGACCTTCAGACGGTTATTCTACGTTATTTTAATGTTTATGGGGATCGTCAGCCCCTCAAGGGTCAATATGCTCCAGTAATAGGAATTTTTTTGAGACAAGTTGAGAATAAAGAACCTATGACTATTGTAGGAGATGGTAAACAAAGAAGAGATTTTACACATGTAGCTGACGTTGTAAGGGCTAATTGGCTCGCTGCTATTTCCAATAATCCAAACATCTTTGGAGAAACATTTAATGTTGGAGTAGGTAAAAACTACAGTATACTTGATATAGCAAATATGATTGGTAATGATTATATCCATATCCCAGAACGCCCCGGAGAAGCCAGAGAAACTTTAGCAGATATTTCTAAAATTGAAAAATATCTTACATGGAAACCTAGAATAAAACTGGATCAAGCGATCAAATGGTGGAGAGATTAACATGCAACAAATAGATGAAGGTTATGTGATACAGGAATATAGCAATAATAAGAGTACATATGAGATAGCTAAAAATCTCAACACTTATCCTAAAAAAATAGAAAGAATCCTAAAGAAAAATGGGTGTAAGTTACGAAGTAAATCAGAGGCGCAAAAGGGCGCATTAAAATATGGAAGAGCCACGCACCCCACAAAGGGTAAGCCTAAAACAGAAGAGCAAAAGCTACAAATTAGCAAAACGATAGAAAAAAGATGGAAACAAATGTCCACAGAAGAAAGAAAGAAGTTCTCTGAGGAAGCCAAAAAACGATGGGACAAATTAGGAGACGGCGAGAAGCGTTTGATGCGTAAAAAAGCGGCGGAAGCCCTGAGAAAGAGTAGTATTGAAGGATCAAAGGCTGAAAAATTTTTATATTCTGAATTGACAAAATCTGGATACAGTACTATAATTCATAAGAAGCATTTGATTGAAGGAGAAAAATTTGAGATAGACCTTTTTCTTCCCGATTTGGGAATAGCGATTGAAATAGATGGACCACAACATTTTACTCCTTTGTTTGGAGAGAAGCACCTTAGAAACTATATTAAGTATGATTCTATTAAAAATGGGTTGCTTATTTCCAAAGGTTATTGTATAATAAGGGTGAAGTATCTATGCAAACACATATCGCACAGCGTGAAAAGGAGACTATGGGATTTAGTGTATCCTGAAATTGAAAAAATAGAAGCTAGTTTTCCGCCTCAAGACGAAAGACTTATTGAATTGGAGATTTCTTAATGGCAATTGATCAAGATTTATTTGAAACAGAACAGATTACTGAACAAGATGTGGTTATTATGGAAAAAGCGGAAGATGGCCCAAGATATGGATCGAAGGAATGGAACGACTATGTAATGTCCAAGTTTGAGCCACATGAATTGATTGATAAAAATCCTATTTGTGCTGGGTTACGCCGTGTGGCGGAAGAGCTACTAGGAGATATTATAAGTAGCCGACCTTCTCAAGTTTTTCCAGCTGAAGATAACAATGGTCCGGGACGAGCAACTGTAGTATTTGAGGTTATCATTAACTGGGGGAATAGTGGAGAACATAGAATATTTGCGGATGTAGCTGACGTGTGGCATGGTAACACAGACGATTTGTTTTGTGCCCATCCAGTAGCCACTGCAAGCACTAGGGCGGAAGGTCGTGCCCTACGTAAAGCTTTAAAGGTTAGATGTTTGGCGGCTGAAGAGCTGGCTAAAAAAGACGTGGCCTCTATTGTAAGGGAGTCTATTAAAGTAGAAAAGGCAACTGATGGAGAGTGGAAGGAGAATGATTCCATTAGTTCTGCTCAAGCTAATTTTATTGACAACAAGTGTAAGCAGTTAGAAATTAATGTTATGGGTTTTATTAATATGGGGGAAAATCAATACGCTGATATTACGGAAGTTAGTAAGAAAACCGCGTCTACAATGCTTGCGGTTCTTAATGAGTATCAAAATAAACAAAAAAAGATTCCAGCCAATATTGTAGGCTATGATAAAAATTGGAGATGATTATGAGAGTAAAATGTAGCACGGGTAACGTATCGGTTGAATTTGAAGCTGAAACCGTTAAGGATGTTTTCAAGGATTTATCTGTATTTCAGGAGGTTTTTTCTGAAAATACATGTGGCAAATGTGGGTCGGATAACCTAAGATATATTGTAAGGGAAAATGAAGGTAATGAGTACTTTGAGCTGAAGTGCAAGAAGTGTCATGCTAAGTTGGCCTTTGGGGTAAACAAAAAGGGCGGTGGACTATTTCCCAAACGTAAAGATATAGATGGAAACTGGCTCCCCGATAATGGATGGATGAAATGGAATCAGGAGAAAAAGACTTTGGAATAGCCGGTTTGGTCAGCGGCTTTAGTTTGCAGATGGTTTCGGGTCCCCCATTCTGTACTGATCAAACTCGATAAAACCCGTTTTTTTTTGAAAGCATTTAATGAGATTAGATCACATAGCATATAGAGTTACGGACAGACATAAGGCCGCAGAATTTCTGAAGGCAACTCTGAACTATAGAACAGTCACAGAGTTTGAAATTAAATTTGATGATGAGTCTACGGCCGAATGCCTAGTCCTAGAGCCAGCTGCTGGCGCACGTCATATTTCTCCTGAAATTTTTGTATCCAATGGAACAACTGATTCTATTGTAGACAAATGGGTACAAGAGCGAGGAGGAACAGGGGGCATTCATCATATGGCCTATCAAGTTCTTCATATAGAAGATAAAGTGAAGGAGTGGAAGGAAAAGGGAGTAGAGTTTCTCACAGAAAATGTCATTGATTGCCCCGATGATAATATGAGACAAATATTTACTAAACCTTTAGATCATTTAGGGGGTATTATTATAGAGCTTATAGAGAGAGGAGATAAGGGATTTTGTCAAAATAATGTTAAAAACCTAATGAACAGTACTAAAGGATTATAATATGTGGGACGCTCAAAACTATATTAATGGTCAATTTGTTGGTAGTGCTTCGGATTCATTCTTCGATAATCTAGATCCTTGTACCGAACAGTCTTTGGGTGTTTTTTTTAACTCTACCGAAGCAGAGATAGAAGAGACGTATGCCCATGCCAGAAAAGCTTTTCATAGTTGGCGCGATGTAAGTAGGGTGCAACGTGCAGAATATTTGTATGAAGTTGCTAAGTTGATTGAAGAGCGTCGAGAAGTATTAGCCCGTGCAATATCCCATGAAACTGGGAAAAATTATAACGAGTCTATTGCCGAAGTAAATGAAGCACTACACATGGCTCAATATGCTTTTGGCTCTGGGCGCACCCCACAGGGAGAATCCGTTGCGTCCGAAATTTCTGAAAAAGACTCCTATATGCTGCGAAAACCTAAAGGGGTGGTCGCTATTATTAGTCCTTGGAATTTTCCTCTGGCCATTGGTGCTTTTTGGTGTGCTGCCCCTGCTATTGTTGAGGGTAATACTGTCATTCTCAAACCAAGTGAAGACGCTCCTTACACGTCACAACTAGCTATGGAGCTGTATCATGATGCTGGAGTTCCTCCGGGAGTAATTAATCTACTTCATGGAGACGGTAAGGTAGGTGATTATCTCGCCCGTCAGAACGTAGACCATATTTGCTTTACAGGCAGCGCTGAAGTAGGTCAACATATTAGATATGTTTGCGCTCATAGCTGGCACAAAACTTGTTCCTGTGAAATGGGTAGTAAGTCTGCTGTTATAGTGTTTGATGATGCTAATTTTGACCTAGCTGTTTCTTCCTCTATTGCTAGTGCTTTTAAACTATCAGGGCAAAGATGCGTATCTTCTGGAAGAATCATTGTACAGCGGGGAATCTATGATAAGTTTTGTGAATCCTTTGTCCATTATGCAAAACAAATAAAGACAGGACCTCCTTTTACAGACGACTCTTTGCTAACTCAGTCACAGCCCAATGAAAATGCCTATATGGGTCCTCTTATTAATCAACAACAACTTGATAGAGTATTAGGTTTTAATGATATGGTCATGCAAGATTCAGAAGCTACGGTTCTGATAGAGCCTAAGTATACGCCGCCCGGACATTTTGTTAGCCCACTAGCTTACCAAACTGAATGGCGTGACGCGCCTTATCTTAAAAATGAAGTATTTGGACCACACGTTGCAATTATTCCTTTTGATAATGTTGATGATGCTATTCGTATTTATAATGACACAGATTATGGGTTGGCTGTTGGAGTGGTCACAGAAGACTTTAAAAAGGCTAGACGATGTCGTGATTATTGTGAGTATGGAATGTGTTATTGGAACGGCGGCTCTATTGCTGCTGAGTCTCATCTTGCGTTTGGCGGCGTGAAAAAGTCTGGCAATGGATATCCTTCGGCTGCTCGGACTTTCAGGGCTGTAACACACGAGGTATCGTGGACAGTAAACCATGACGAAACCCTAGCATTTCCACAGGGGATGAAATGAAAGTTTTATTGTGCTCCCCAGAATATTTTGATGTCCGCTACGAAATTAATCCGTGGATGGATATTCATAATAATCCAAATGAAAGTCTGGCGATGTCTCAATGGCGGACTATGATTGATGCACTAAGCTCCGCTGGAGCAAAAATAGAACATATACGTCCTCATGCAGATTTTCCTGATATGGTTTTTACAGCTAATGCTGGTCTTGTAAAAGACAAGCAAGTGATTCTGTCAAATTTTAAACACAAGG